TAAACCCGATGAGCCCATTGGTCCCTATGTTGGAAGGTATCAGACGGGCTATTCCGTTGCAGCAGTCCAGGAGGTTAAGGATCTCAGGCCCTCATGGACAGGAGGTTTATCGCACAACAGTCTACGAAAACGTGGACCTTGTGAGAAAAGAGTAAGACCCATTGTCATAGTAGGTAGAGATATGGCAAGCAATGGTCGTCCATATGTTACGTATGGTAGTTACTGGATGCGACAGAAGGGGCGATGGCATGTAGATATACCCCTTTTGCATTTAAAACGTACAGAATTGCGGCGCGTGTGTCGTGATTGGGACACGTATACAAATATGATGCAATCATGGTATTGTGGTTGGTCTAAAGTACTTCGTGTTGCGATGTTGTGGCACAGACATTGGAAGGTGATGAAAATGTTGATTAATGTGCGTGCAATTGAATGTGGAAAGAAAATATTCCTCCGTTCCTCGAGTTTGGATTACGATTCAGACGATACAGTTGGAGAGGATCAAGTTAACATGTCGCATGATGTGGTCCATGATTTCACGTCCAAAATAGAAGAGAAAATACGCGCAATTGGTGAGACTATTGTGTGCGATAAGAGTGTGATGTGGATGAAGTTTTTCACTGCCGTCTCTTTATTGGTGTCGGGATTGTGGAAGAGCAATTCAAAGACCACATCTGCTATACACATAGCTCAATTTTTGATGTCGTTACCGCTGACTCCAGCTCTTGTAGACGAAATATCACGTTTAATAAAGAAGGCTATAGATGGATCGGGTGTCGCAGCTAGGGGAATTGATCAGGTTGGTTTTGATGAGATCAATTTGTCAGCTGGTACATCTATTTTCGGACCGGTTGTTTTATTGTCAATGTGTGCCCTTGCAACGGGCGCCATGCCCACAAGTAAAGTATACGACACGTATATAAATAGATTTTCTCGTCTCGGTAATTGTATGCGTACTGTAGATGCATCGATAACATACGGAGAGAAGTTCGCCGAGGTTTTCAAGGATTTGATTGCCCGGTACGTTTACGGTGTTCCTGAGGACATGTTGGACGAATATCACTGCATGAATGCGTGGTGTGATGAAGTTGCATCATTAGTGAAGGTAAATTTTGATTCGAGGTGTTTAACGGATAAATTGTTATCGGCTCAGATGGACACATTGGCGATTCGTGGAGATGAAATTTTAAAAGATATACAGCGGTGCGGTATGAAAAGATCTGATACTGATAGATTCAACAAATACTGGGCGATATTCCTCAGGATGCGCGATAAGGTGTCACAAGGTGGTGCTACTCACATTCGTGCCCGTCCCACTCCAGCGTTGATTCACTTCGTAGGTAATACGGGATGTGGTAAGTCTACTATGATAGATCCAGTGTGTGCTGATTTGTTGGTGCATATGGGATTCACGTCACCGACCAGTCTCATTGATAATGTGTATTGGTATCGACCTAGTGGTGATGGATTCTGGAATGCATATAATGATGCAAAGCGAATCACTATAGTGGATGATTACGGAGTGCTCAAGGATGTACCAGGAAAACCTGTACAAGAAGCTATGGATGCAATATTCATGGCAAATAATGCACCATTTCCTTTGAATATGGCCCATTTGTCAGACAAGGGTAATACATATTTTAATTCGGAGGTTGTTATTTGGACATCTAATCGGAAAAATTACAATTTCGAAAGTTTTACCAATCCGGAGGCGGTCACTAATCGAATAACTTTGCAATTCCGTGTTCACCCTCGGAAAGATTTTGCAATCACGAAAGTTATTGGCGGCCACGCGATCGAGACATTGGATGGTGCCAAGGTCGCTACTGCTATGGAGGCTAATCCGGAAAATGTGACGTCATTTACAATGTATCAGCGCTTAGATCCGTTGTCTGACACTGAGCCTGCCGTAGTCGAGTCAGAACTACTCACTTATGAGGAGATGATCGAGTGTGTAGTAGACGCTGTAAATAAACAAAAGCAAAAGTTCGTCAAGATTGAGGAGGCAAAACCATTTCACATGGCTAAAGCTATACAGAGGAAGATAATACGTGATGTAAATTCAGAGTCTGTAACGGGCGGTGTTGATCAATTTTGGTGGCCGTTCAAGGACAGATTAATGCCAAGTGAAAAGACGTGTACATTGTTCGCGACTGAGAGTTATTGTAAAGGAATATATCATGTGAATGGTGTGCAGACATTTATGAATAATATTAAGTTAGTTGATGTTACGGATAGATGCTTGGATGATGGACAGTGGAGAGCTCACATACCAGCAGAATGTATTAAAATAAAAGGAAATTACGATCAAGCTGTAGATATTGTTTCTAGGATGATATATTTAGAGATGTTTCAGAAATTAGATGTTAACACTATGATGGAGATTCAGGCTTTGTGCGAAACTCGGGGTATAGTGGTTGAATGGTGTAAATGTGGCCGGCGTGCTGGCATCAATCCCATCGATGTCACGAGTGCTCTTTGTGATGAGATTGATAGACGTTATGGAGATCACGAGTTGGCCAACCGTGTCGCTGAAGCAGAGCAGGCCGTCAATGGCAATGCTTCACATTGGAAGTGGTTGAAGGTGGCGGGGCTGCTAACGGTGATTCTTGGTGCAGTTGGATCTCTTGCGTGGTATATGTATAGAGAGTGGCAGTTAACTCAGAAAAGTGATTTCAATGCGAAAGCGTTGATAAAACGGTCATGTGAATTGTTCATAAGTAATAAATTGTTAGGTAGTGATGAGGCGTATTCTCATACTGATAAAGGTGTCACTATAGGTAGATTAGAAGCACACCTACGCGATGTGAAATTAGGTGGAGATGAATTTTGGAATGGGCATTGTGTCCAGTTTGCGGATAGAAAGTTTGTAGCCATATTGCGTTGTGCAGATGAGGTGTACGGACCAGATATCACAATAGATGTTTTAGTTAATCAGGTGGAAGAGATGTTGAAGGATAGTATAGATTGGCTCTCCGGATGTAATCATCTTGACTCTGCAGAAGCAAAGGAGGAAATAGTCGAGTGGTACGAATACGAGAAGAATAAACAAGTGGAGGCCACAAAAGCGTGGGATGAGATGATTTCGGAAAAACGTAGAGGGCAGGATGAAGCTCATACGGATTCAAATTCCACAGAAATTGGTCAATCCATATTTCGAAATGTATATAGATTGTACTCATATGATGAACACAATTGTGTTTGGCGACCAGCACTGAATGTGATGTTTGTATTTGGAAAAATTGCTGTTGCTAATAGACATTTACTCCGTGCGTTTAAAGTGTATGGACCTAATTCGAGGTGGAAGATTGCCAATGCGACCCATCCAGATGGTTACATCATGAAACAAAAAGAGATGTTCTATCATTTTCCACAGGAGGGTGCTAATGCATTGCGAGACATGATGGTCATTGAGTTCCCGGTGCAGGTTCCGCAGCAGCGTGATATAACGAAGTATATTGCTACTAAAGAGGACATGAATCGTATTCGTCCTCATACTAAAGTGTCTGTATATACTATGAATGATAAACATGTAATGACTATTAAATCATCGGATGTTCGGATGGAGGATGGTTTGTATGCTGCTACTATAGATGGTGAATTAGTACCTCGTATGAGGAAATATTATAGGTATGGAGCTGATACGAATGTTGGCGATTGTGGATCCCCATTATTAATTCATGACACGTCATTGATACGTAAAATAATAGGATTCCATGTCGGAGGAATCCCTGGTGAAAAGTTTCCAGCTGTTGCGCAGCCGTTGACAATCGAGGTGTTGACAGAGTATGTCAAGACGATGAAGATCAGACGAGACGATTCACTAATTGCAGCCCCAGATCAGGAAGGTGTAGATGACGACGTGATCGTGGGCGGTGGTGATCAGATGTGGATGAATCGGGTCATGGAAGGTAAACATAATGAGCTTGGTAGAACTCGTGAGCGCTACGGTGCAAGTATGCGGTCAAAGATTCGTCTTTCTCCGATTGCTGAGGAATTACCAGAGCCATTAACACGACCGGCACACTTGCGATCTTTTGAACGAGATGGAGTGTGTATTGATCCATTGTCTCGGGCACAGTTGAAGGTGCTGAATCAGAATCCGCTGATCGAGATGGCTGACTTGGACATGTGTAAAAATGACGTGTCCCAATTGATTTGTGGTGGTGTTCCAACCGAGCCTCGAGTGCTCACATGGCAAGAGGCCATAGAAGGTGTTGTTGGAGATCCACTATATCCACCATTAAATACTGCGACAGCCAGTGGCCCCACGTGGCCCAAAGGTGGCGGTGGTAAACGTAGATATTTTAGAGATGGTGAACGATATGTGTTCTACCATCCGGATATAATTCAGAGACGTGAAAAGTATCTGGAGCGCATGTGCCGAGGCAAACGTCCCGGTGTGGTGTGGGAGGATGCGTTGAAGGATGAACGTCGACCTATAGTAAAGGTAGAAGCTGGAAAGACACGATTGTTTTCAGTTACGTGTCAGGTATTTACGGTGTTGTTTCGTCAGTATTTTATGTCTTTGATAGCACATACGGTGAAGAATCGTGTCGATAATGAAATAGCCGTTGGCGTAAATGTATATAATTTTGAATGGACTATTATTGCAGAAAGAATGAAATCGCAGGGCAATCAGTGTTTGGCGGGCGATTTTACAAATTATGACGGATCGTTGAGTGCTGCTTTATTGTGGGCCGCGTTTGACGTTATTGAAGACTTTTATGGTGATTCAGATCCAGCTGCCAACACCATACGCCGTGCGATGTGGAGTGAAATTGTATATTCTGTACATGTTTATGGTGACCGATGCTATGCATGGGACCATTCTAACCCTTCCGGCTGCCCGATCACTACAGTTTTGAATTCAATTGCTCATTTAATTGCCGCTCGTTTGGCATACCTTAATGTAGCGCGTAATGCTGGTCTTCGTGTCACCATGGCAGATTATAGACGTGATGTTGTATTTCTGTGTTATGGTGACGATGACATCTGGTCGATCCGACCTGAAGTTTCTGGTTGGTTAAACGGAAACGCATTGACCGAAGCATTTGCTCTATTTGGTATGACCTATACTAATGAGCTCAAATCAGAGTTTGATATGGGCTTTCGTAAGATTGATGATATTAATTTTTTAAAGCGTGGGTTCCGATTTGATGTGGAGGAAGCTCGATACGTGGCTCCTCTGGCATTGGATGTCATCATGGAGACGCCGAAGTGGATACGTGGTCATCAGGATGATTGGGAGCTGTGTGCTCAAGTGATGACAAGCACGTTCGAGGAGCTGAGTCTGCATCCGGAATCCGTATTCAATGTAAATTCATGTATATTGGAGAGAGCAAGGGCGCGCATTGCGGAGAAGACTCCGTGTGTGCGCATGACATACGGAGAATACAAGGTGTTGATGTTAAATAGAATTGACATGTTGTAATGTTATTATTAGACAAGCGAAGTCGTTAAA